CGGTCGGTCTTTTGTTCAGGACGGTCTGTTGTTTCTACAAGTTCATGCTGTTCTACAGGAACCAACATACATTGTGATAAACGGTCGCCGTTTGCAATTGTAACTAAACTATCGGTAATATTCTGAAGCATCATAAACGATTCTTCTACATAATCAGAATCAATAATGCCTGTGCCATTTGCCATAACAAGACCTTTTTTCAAAGCCACGCTTGAGCGAATATACATTTTCATAACTTGGCCTTCTGGAATATCAAAAATCAATCCAGTCGGAACAAGAACTCGAATTCCTGGTGGTAATTGAAACGCGTTAGAATCTTGCCCGACACTTGCCTTAACAACAAGCTTTTGTTCTTTGTTCCAGGAATTATATGCTTTTAAGTATTGTCCTGCTTTAATGCAGGCTCTAATATCAAAGCAGGCCGAACCTTCAGTTGCGTACGCAGGTAGCGTAGCGTTCTCGTTCGCTTTGTAGATTTTCATAATTTAACTCACTTTTTTCCAATGTTATATTTCGCCTCTAAAATCCAATTACCTTTTTCTTTATGTGATAGGATCTTGATTTGGTTAAGTGGAGCAACTGGATCTTGCGACTTGTTAGGGTCTACAACTTCAATTAAATCCCACTCTTCAAGTAGATTCACAATCGTATTACGTCGTGCACGATCTTCATCTGTAAAAGTATTGTTTTTGCCGTCAAGGATAAACAATTCTTTAAAGTGTAGAATTGAGTACTTTCCTTGTTTGTGTAGAATATGACAAGATTGGTATAGTTTCTTTTCCTTTCGAGAGGAAATGCCAATACGAGTCAAAGTTTCTTTTACTTTTAAGAAACTGTCCGGCGTTGGTAATCTAATCTCCACACCGACTCCTTTAAATATATCTTCAGTTTGCATAATAAGCAGCACCTTTGTTTATAGTTATTATTTTCATGCTGTATGTCCACCATGACCATCAGAGAATATTTATTAAAATTCTGATCTTAGCCACCTGTGAACAACTTACTATGTACTTGTTTTAATTGATCCGCAGACAATGCTTTTAAATACATTTTAGCTACGGTGCGGTTACAAGAATAGACCTGTTGAATTGCGTCAAGGTCTTTATTCTTATCGGCCTTTGGCCATTTAGAAAAGCGTTTACGTTTACGCAAAGCACCACGATAATAATCAAACTGAGCACGATTGAATAGATGGGCACGTTGATTCATTTCGTTGGCATGCAAGATTGTATCTTCAAAGTTTGCAAACCCACGGTTAACCATATAAGGAATAAATTCCTTTTCAGTCATTTCAGGATTTTCGGCATCACCAATAAGATCTTGTTTACTAAATGAAACGGCATTCATAAAGTCAAAAGGGGTATACTCTTTAGCCATTGTTCATTTCCTGTCCTAATTTAGCTAACTCATCTAAGGCATCAGCTCGTTCATCTTTAATTTCTTCAAAGCTATCTGCAATATAACGCATGTTATACTGAGATGGATAATGACGTAAAAGCCTTGCTGCTTCTTTACGAATTTCCTTAGGTACACGAGGAGATTCTTTTGGAATACAAAGCTTAAGTAAAAACTTTTCAGTTTTAAGTACTGCATTAGTTCTTTCAATAGGTAATGTCATATGATCCAATCCATATCCATTATATTATCAGGTTTTTCCATAATTGTCAACCGGTCATCATCAACGTATCCTGTAGCAACGCCCCATCCATAAGCTGTTGCGCCATACATTTCTTTATGGCAACGGTAACAAGAACCTGAAGATCCAAAGAACTTATAGTAATCGCCGTCTTCTTCAACACGAGTAATACCGCTATTCATACGCCAAGAATCGCCGTCAAGATAGCCACCAGACCAAGAACCGAAAACTCTATAATGAGGATCAGTTCCACCAATTTTAATTAACAACCATTTATCAGGATTATATTGACTCATTACGTGCTTCCTCAATATTTTTAAGTACATCATCAAAATCTTTGGCACATAGTTCACACAACACCATAGTGTGAGGGCCTTCAAGAGTATCCATACTTACTGTATAGATTTCTTTCTTATTAAGCTTCTTGTCACAAAACCTACAAGTATGACTACTAATAAGTTTCTGCATCCATTTGCTCATTTAAAGCTTGCCTCCATCATAACTTCTGTAAGGAAAGCTACCATGTTAACCTCAAGGTCAGCAACAAAGTTTGCTTTGTACATATAGTCTGCAAGAGTTACAACAAATCCTGGTTGGGATCTGAGTTCAACCGTATCAGTTGACATATCATAGATACGACGGAACAACTCATTCATATCTTGATCTGAATTCTTTGCAACCCATTTGCGCATATTAGTAAAATCTTTTGATTTCAACAAACGAAACAGTTCGTCAACGCTTTCTTGCTTCAGGTTAACAAAGATACCTTCATCAATACGACCTGATGCTGCATAAGATTGCAGTTCAGTAAGTACACGTCGGAAATCAGGGAAGTGCTTTTCAATTACTTTAGCAACAACCTTAGCATCGTATTCAACGTTTTCTTGGTCTAGGATTGCACGAACTCGTTTATAGAATGCTGCCGCCATCTTTGGGCGATCCTGTTGCTCAATCGTGAAGTCAACTTCTGACAGTCGCGAACGTAATGGAGCAATGATACGATTCTTAAAGTTACAAGTAAAGATAAAGCCACAGTTTGAAGAGTATTCTTCAATAAAGTTACGTAAAGCAGGCTGAACGTTTGCGGCATTTAGATAATCAGCTTCATCAAAGATAACGTATTTTCGGCCACCTTGTAATGAGACTGAAGATGCGTAGGTTGAGATATCGTAACGAATGGAATCAATGTTAACATTCAAAGATCCGTTCATAATTTTATAATCGCAGCCCATCTCTTCGAGCATTGCTTTTGCGATTGTGGTCTTACCTACGCCTGGACCACCTGTAAGTAACAAGTTTGGAATGCTGTCGTCAGCAACAAACTTCTTAAACATTGTTTTTGTTTTTTCTGGGAGAATTGTGTCATCAATTTTTTGAGGACGGTACTTTTCAACGTATAGTACTTCATTTGATTTTGCATCAAGCATGTATTCACCATTTTCATAATATAAAATAAGTGCGGGTTTAATTTAGCAACGAGAGCCCGCATCGTTCGGTCCTAGGTAGCGCCTAGTTAACTTTTTCAACAACCTTATCAGCCATTGGTGCGTCGGCAGGAACGTCAGCTGGTGCCATTTGACCTTGAGCAGACTGGCCTTGTGCCTCAGCCTGCTGATTAAGGAATACCTCTACTTTATTACGTAGGGTACCAACACCTTGAAGTTCACGGCCCTCAAAGGCACCGCGGCGGGAAGCGATATCTACAATCTGTACGAAAGTTGCAATATCATTAAGAGACAGCTGAACTGGTTCTTGCTGCTCTTGGTTTTGATTTTCTTCATTCATGGATAATTATCCTTTCTTATAAGTCGACTTTGTATCAATAGCAACGAAGTATTTCGCACTATCACCTTTAAACTCAGAGATACCCTTCGCGCAAAGAGTAACCTGATAATCCTGCGGGAGAAGCTTCAAGTTATCAGTCTTGATAACAATTGAAAACTCATCAGCAGTTTCGCCAATCTCAATACCATAATCATCAGCGTTAGACGATGATGTATCTACAGCTTTGAGAAAGACTTTCCCATCCTGACCAACGAACGCAATTTCAGTAAACTGAAGTACACCTGCTGCTTTTAAAACAGACTGCAAGTCGTCCCAAGTCACATTCACCTGCACATCCGCAGAAGGAATCGTAATCTCCTTATCCGGTGGTGTATGGATCATGGAAACGTCTGCAAAAGCGTACTTAGTACGTCGCTTACCTTCGGTAATCACGAAATATTTATCTCCGAATTCCACGTCTGGATTGTTGTGGAGAGACAAAATTGACAAAAATCTTGATAAATCATACACACAAGCATTACCAGGGATTTGATCTGGGATTGTTGCTGATGCCACGAGAGTTTTCTCGGGAGTAATAGTCTTTAGGACATTACCTTCAGACATCAGAATAGATTTGTTGATTTGGGAGAAACTCTTCAAAATTGTAAGAGTTTGTTCAGAGAAATGCATTATATAAGAACTCCTTTAGTTAATCCTATTTGTTTATTGTATTACGGTTTTTCTTTTTTGTCAATGGTTTTTTCTTGCCATATGCTTTTTTATTGCTCGAAGCATTTGCAGTTGCAGACATACCTAACTGACCAATAGCACCAAGTGAACCTTTGAAGATATACGTACCTACGTGTTGCAAGTTAATCCATGGGCACATCCAAACTCGAATGCCAATCTCTCGTGCCTTTTTACAGAAGAAGTAATCTTCCGATAGATAACGTTTTGTGGTTGGGTCAATTATGCAATCAAAGAATGCAGTAATATCGCGGCTGCCATCAAATGCGTCAGTACGTACGTGGTCAGGTTTGTATTTAAACTCAGGATATGCCTCGGCGTATTTCTCAAGTGTCTTACGTGGGATTAGCATAAATCCTGTACCACCTTCAGCAATTTCAAGTGGTGAACCTAAATTAAAACTTGTTTGACCTGATACCGGATTGAACACATAGTCAGCAGAATATGCTTCAAGTTCAAACGGGTTATCATCACCACGACCTTGTTTACTTGCTTGCGAAATCTTTTCCCATGCAATTGTTTTCTTTGGGTATGGTCCTGTAATGATTTCCATCGTATCAGGGTTTGTAATGTTTAATGCCAACATCGATAGAATATCACG